AAAGTTGTCCAGATTTCACCCTGTAGAGATTGCGTAGGGATGCGACTAGATGCATCAGATTTACGGCTTATGTATTGGCTCATTATTAATTCCCCTTGCCATAGTTTTTGTATTCAGGGTTTAGCCAGTTAATGATGATCGGTAATGCCGATACAAAGCCTATGGTGAGCGCTGGATGAATGTTTAGCGTGTCGGCGTTGATAAGTACCCAGCCCAAAACACCTGCCCCAAACACCTTGCAAAACGATGCTATCGGGCTATTGGCAACCCACTTCAATATGCTCATAATCTAGCCTTTCAGCAGCTCTTTAGGATCTATTGCCTTGCCGCCAGTCCATCGGATTTTGTCGCGCAATTCTAGGTGCAAGTGTGGGCCTGTGGAATTGCCTGTGCTTCCAGATTCGCCAACGATTTGGCCAGCCTTTACAAACTGCCCGGGCTTGACTCGTACAGCGTTTAGATGTGCATAGATAACATAACCCTGCTCACAGGATTGGACTACTTGTTTGCCATAAGCCTTGCCCCAGTTGGCGCTTGTAATCTTGCCGTCAGCTACTGCCAAAACTGGTGTGCCGATTGGGACAGCAAAATCTACGCCAGTATGTTTGCCACTTGACCAGTGCTTGCCGACCTTGCCAAAAGGTGTCGAGATCTTGCCATTCTTGATCGGTAACATTAAGTGCCCTCGTACATACACGACCAGCGAACTTCATCGCCCGTTGCATAAGTAATTGGCACACCTGCCGCCAAACCTGTTAATGAAGTATAAGAACCGCTTGATACGCCAACATTTGCCGTCACACCTGTGGAAGTTAGAGAGCCTTGCCCTATGTATGTTGTCGATGCGGAAGTATCATTAATTGTGACATGAGCTGGGTTCGGGCTAATGGTTGTGTTCGCTGTATGTGGCAAAGTTACTGTGGGGACTGCTGAGCCAGCAGCGGTGGTGCTGCCAAAGGTAAGCATAATTTCAGCACAAACTATTTTGCCCAATTTGGCGGATCTGCCTGTCAAAGTTCCATTGCCTAACGACCAGCCAGTGCCAGATAATGTCGGCGTGTAAGTAGTCCAAGCCAGTAAGCCTGTGCCCACACTTGTATCAATATCGGTTGCCAATGTCTGAATGGCGGTGGCGCCATCTTTAACATAATCAGTGCTTGTGGGATAATCCCACGAATTGTTGGTTGTTACGCCAGCCATTTTATAGATCCTGCCATTCTGTAGTACTTGGAGTATAACCTGCCCAAGTGGTTGTTGGTGGTAACTGATACCAGATAATGCTTGAATATGTCTCGGAGTATGCCGAGCAAATCAAAGCCAATTCAGCTGTGTATCGAGTCAAGTTCCATGTGTAGCCCTCGACAAAGCCGTCAAAGGATGTGCCAAAAACCTCTGGCAGTGCCGAGGTCTGGATTCTTACGCCGTTGTAAATGCTGATTAAGCCATCCCGAGTTAGATCCGTAACGGTAGGTGAATGCAATGGGGCAATGATTTGTTCCGGGTACATTCTTGGAAAGGCTCTTGCAGCTACAAAGTCAGCCGCTTGGTTTTCGGCATCGGTTAAGTTGTGTAGGACTGTATCGCGTGTGCCTGTTAATTGGCCGTAGAGAATTATTGACTGTTCATCTCTGCTATTGGCTGTGCCAGCGCGATAAGTGACCAGTGCATCATTGACAATTTCACCTAATTGCGCGGCTGTTCTAAGTCCTTGGGCGAGGATGTCATCAGCTGTAAGCGTTAGGATCTGGGCACTATCTCTAGCGAGGTAATCGTCATAGTGCAAATCCCCATCCTGACCCTCCCACAACACACCTCGGCCAGAATTCGCGGCAGCTGTGGTCAGCGTGTAAGCATCGGTACTGCCATCTGTATATGCCATGAGTTCGTATTGACCCGGCACATCAATGTTGGCTGTCAAGTTATCAACTAGGGCCAAAGCCACTGCATCATAACTGGCCCATGTAACACCCACTGGCAGATCTGCCCAAGTCAGAAGCGGCGCAACATCATCCCACTCAGTCAAAAAGGCTTCACTCAGGATGTTCAGAATTCTTGTTCCGTCATTTTCTTTAGCGAAATTAGCTGTGCCAGCAAATCGGCGATGGAGTGAAGCAAGTGGGCCAACGGCTGTGATCGAATAGCGAGCGATTGATCCGTCAGATCCATAGGCATCTATGTCTATTTCAATGTCGCTGACTATGCCAGTAAAGATTGGGTAATTAATGCCGGTCTGTGTTGAGGTGCTGGCATTGGCAGTGCCAGTCCATGCACACCCGATTGGCACTGTGGATGATCCGTCAAAGTAATCGTTTGCTGTGCTTGTCTGTTCAAACAAAAAGGCATCGACAAGAAATGTCAGAGCATTTGTTGTTGTTTCCTCAACTTGTAACGCCATCGTAACGGTAGGTGTTGCCCCTGCCGTTGGTGTATCTGCGAAAGATAATCTAACCCAGCCATCTGCATCTGTTACGACTGTGGTTGCGCTTACTTGGTCATTGTTGCGCGTTCCCGATGCTTGATATTCCAGCGTACGCAGTCGTAAACTAGCGCTGGGTTGTCCTGTTGGCACTTTGACATAGGCGCTAAACATATAAGGAATACCCGCCGTTATTGGTATTCGGTCCGCCGCTGTCGTTGTTGTTAGAATTCCACGATTAGCCGTTGCCACTTTTACTACTTCGCAACAGGCATCCCCTGAATAACTGTCCGTTGTTATTCGAGTAAGTGTTGATCCTAGGGCTTGCCAGAGAGTTGTATTAACTTCAAAACTCGGGTTAGGTACTAGGTTAGTTCTAGTGCCATCGCCATAAGTTGCTGACTCTATTGCTATCTCCACCGAGTCGGAAAGGTTTACATCTAACGGCTCACTGGCATCAGTCCATAGTTCGATTCGGGAGTAGCCGGGTTGTGGCTGTTCAATAACATCGTTGCGCCCGTTACTTATGGAAATAGAACTGATGGTGTTATCTGCGTAAGTCTTTGTACCTGCAAAAGTAACCGTAGGATATGGCTCGTAATCGGTCACAGCGTAGCCCCAACTAAGTTGATCGCACCTGTTCTACGCGCTGAGTTTTGCAGTAGTCGCTCAATGGATCTGCGAGCAGACTCGCCATCTATGACACCATTCATGATTATGGTCACGCCATCGCCATTGCCTGATGCTTTACGGATTGATCCTGAGCCAGATGGCACAAACATCTCTGGGCCAAACTCGCCCACTCGAACGGCTTGACCACCCATAACCGAGCCACCAGCTGCACGATTTGTATAGTCAAAAAACTTACCAAAACGAGAGTCAGCAAACTTAGGTCCTTCGCCCTCTTCAATCTGTATAAGATCTAAAAGCCTTCCGCCTAGACTTTTTGCTTTTTTGTAAGCGTTGACAATGGAGTTGATTCCATTTGCAACATTTTGAAAGGCTTCCGCCAAGTTTTCTAAATTATTATTACCGCTTTTGGCTTTGTCACCAGACAAAGCGCCAAACAGTTGACCAAAAGAATCTGCTACATCTTTCAAACTTTCGCCAAGTTTAACGCCCCCAGACTTGCCATCAAGTTCGTTAGATAATGCTCTGACTTTATTAGTCAAACCTTTTTTCTGATCCTCGCCACTAAAGCCAATAGCAACTAGGTTTACTTGTTCTAATAATCTTTTAAGAATTGGGATGGCCTTTTGACCGATGCCCTCTTTTAATTCGCCCCAACGCTCGTTGAGGATGTTTAACTGGCCCTGATAAGTTTTGGTATTGGCTTGAGCAGATCCGCCAAAGGTATCTGTGAGGGCTTTTGTAGCTGCATCAAAATCTTTTGTTTTAATGATGTTTTCATCTAATGGCACACCAAGTTTTTTAAGTGATGTGAGGTTGCCACCGTAAGCCTTACCGAGTGCAGTCGCTACGGTTTCAAGATCTTTGCCTGTTCCAGCTGCAATGTCTATCGCCAGATTGTTTAACTTTTGGGCTTCGGTTACATCTTTAGTGCGCCGAGCTAGGATCTCAAGTGCCGGGCGAAGTTTAGTGTCCGAGATTCCATACTGTAATTGAGCGCTGCTTATGTAATCCTCAGTAGCCGCGATCTGTTTGTCAGTTGCCTTGGTTACATTCTGTAAAGTTTTGGCCAGTTTCTTTTGGCTGACTTCATCCTCAATTGCAGCCTTGACTCCATCTACACCGATCTTGACTGCCATCACTCCAGCGGCCACACCTACGGCAGCAAAAGCTTTAGCAGCTACTTTGCTGTAACCCTTGATTTTGCCCGAGAATGACTTGGTGTCTGTATCTGCCTTACCTAGGCTTTTTCCAAACTGAGTAACATCGGCAAGTAAATTGAGTTTAAGAGTCCTTACATCAGCCATTACTTTTCATCCCATTTCTTGATTACATGTCGATTGACTGCATCTTTCCATTCAGCTGACAAGCGTGGCTGGATCTCTTTAAGTTTTTTGAAAATGCCATAGCCAATGTTGCCCCTACCCTCGGGCGCTGATCGCTCTGGAAAACGGCGGCCACCATTAGCAAAAGGCGCTGGGCCACCAAACTCAGATCCAAACAAAACATTTCCCGATACTGCACCACCACTAAAGCGACCCTTACTGCCACCGATGGTCACATTTGGAATTCGGTCTTTATTGGCTCGGATTGTAGCTGCGACCTTTTGAGCCTGTTCCGGGTACGGGTTCATGGTGTAACTGTTTCGCAGTTCACCGGCTGACCATGCGCTAATAGATGTCACTTCATCTTTAAGTGCTTGCTTAGATCCATCATCCATCTCTCGAAAGGCTTTATAGAGACTACTCAACTGGCGGCGATCTGGTTCGATCTTGACTGTCGCTTTACTAGTTGCCATGTCCATTCCTTTCTGAGATCAGCGTGACTGCTGTGTTGATGTCTGCGAGCGACCACTGCATGAGATCTGCCATTGGGATTCCCGTTGATACGGCGATCCTGACTAGGTGATCTCTCAGCTGTCTTTTGGGCTTTCCTCTATCACCTCGAAAGAGTCAAACTCATTGACAACCCATGCTTGCTGGCTTGGCAGTTTGGTATGCCCAGCAGTCTTGGCGGCTTTGTAAAGCATGCAAGTAATCACATCAAGTGATCCTTGGCCCATCTTTTCTGCCGCTTGACTTACTGTGTATCCGAGTTCCCTTTCGATCTCGACCCACAGCCAAGCATTGTCATCGCTCACTATGTAGTTATTGCCCTGTTGTGTTATTACTTTGTATTCCATAATGGTTGCCCTGTTCCTTTTCGTTAGGCTCTTGCGACTGTTCCATCCTCAACAACAAAGCTGAGGGATGTGGTCAATACATCGGTAGCAGCGCCGCCGACTGTTGGGAATACCGGGAACACATTCCCAGTGAAAGTGTCGCCATTGACATCGAAACTAAATGCCAGTGATGTGTCAGGCGCACTGTTGGCTGCATCCCATAATGCTGAGATGATGCCAGCAGATGCGCTGTCATCTAGGTATAGTTCCACATTTAGTGTGGCGGTCTTATCTACGGTCTTGTAAGCGCGACCCGATAGGACTTCCAGTACCTGCTGATTGTTTTCGCGCTCAAGGGTAACTGTTGATGCCTGGTCAGCGTAAGACACCGAGTTGATGCTCAGGGTCAGATTCCGACCAGTTATGTATGTTGCTGGCATGACTTGCCTTTCTAGTTGGTTGTGACCATCTCGATGTTGAGTTGGCTGATTAGCATGTCGGCGTTTCCGATCTGCTGAACTGTCGGTTGTGACCATCCACCCAAAAACGAAATGT